TGATTGGCCTGCTCCGTTTACTCCGACAGGTAAAGATTTAGAAGCTACTGACTATAAAATTGTAACATCTACATCAGAAAATTAAAAACCAAAAACAATGAAACTCTACCCCACAGTACTAAAAATATTTTTTATAAACAACCTTAAACTTGATTGATTATTCACCTCCCCCTTTTAGTTAAGAGATGGGGTAAAAATTATAGCAAGCTGTTAATATTAAAGAAAACTTGCCACAGATTAACAGAGAATTGCAGGCAGGCCGAAATGCTTACGGTTATCAGGGCTTAACCCATAAAGTCCAGAGAGCATAATCTAACGGGTGACAGGCTGGAAAGACAGCCATTTTTAAACATACCCTTCTCCCTTGTGTTGGTTGATAGCCCTCACAAGGTTAGGAGGATAAAATTGAAATGTATGAAAAAAGTTTATGCTGTAATAATTTGGCTTTGCGTTTATATCGGTTGCGTTATTTGGATTACGTATGATATAAAGCTGGATGCCCCTGACAGGTTTTTAATTTGCTTTTTAGGATTAGTTGGAGTTGTCGGTGCTATAACTTTTCCAAAATTAAACTAACATTCCTCCTTGTGTTACAGCAGGAGAAAAAAAAGTAAAAGGTATGACAGAACAAGAATTTGATAACCAAAGTTTCTTTTCAGGGGATAAAGCTCGATACACAGATGGCAATATTTATGACATAGCAGCTTTAGATTTTCAGGAGCGGCTTGTAGGATTGCACATGAATATATCTGGTGGCGAACCTGATGATATTAGCTGGGTACGATGTGAGAATATTGAGCATATAACTTGTTTAACTTAAACAACTAAAGTAATTGTGTTGTGAAACTTTGAAATGTACGTAGGTAGCTGGATTCAGTGTATAGAAAATACACCCAACTTGTTTGGTTACACTGTTAATAACGTTGACAAAGTAAAATTTGGTATGCAGCTAATCACAACACAATATTAATCTGTTAATGGGTAGAAGCAAGAGTGATGCGCCGAAAGGAATTTACGCAGGTCTGGAACCCTGCCTACCCATTACAGGTTAATTGAAAAAGTAAAAATTATGAGTGAAAAATTAAAAAAAGCGTTTCCAGAATTTTATCAGGATAGCAAAATAACTGATGCAGAAAAACTAAATAGGTGTAAGCAGTTATTAGAAAAAATCCAGTACAGGTATAATGTAGAATGTAACCCAACTATTACACGAAAGCTGGTTAGTGAAATTGAAAACTTATTGGGAGTACTATAACCCTCCTCCCAGTGTGGCAAAAGGTTGATGGTAGGAGGGGAAGATTATTATTAACGAGTAAAAAATATAAGCTATGTCTTACGATTTAAACTGTCCTTACTGCGATGCAAAATTAGATGTTTGCCATGACGATGGCTTTGGCTACGAAGAAGGCGTTAAACATGAAATGCAATGCGGTGAGTGTGATAAATATTTTGTCTTTGAAACATCTATTTCGTTTTATTACGAACCTGAAAAAGCTGATTGCTTAAATGATGCGGCACACGATTTCAAACCAACAAGCACCCACCCAAGATTTTTTACGAATATGGAATGTAGTATATGTGGTAAAAATAGAGAGCCAACAACAGAAGAAAGGGCTATTTACAATATTCCTACTTATGAAGAATATTATTCCAGCCTTCCACATAAGACCACATAACACCCCTATTATATGTTAGAGTGAAGGGATTGAATAACAACACTATAAAAGAAATATTATGTATTCAGTAAGAGTAAAGTCAGGGTCAACATGGAATCAAATTAAAAGCTATGGTAAGTGGAGTTTAAACCCGTTATTTATCCGTTTTGTTTTTGACGATGGTAAAGAATTGATTATACCTTATGATGAAATAATTAATATTCAACAAAAATAAAACTATAACACATGACCAACGAAGCGATTTTAAAAGCTAAATTTCATATGTATTCCCCTGAACAATGGGAGGATATTAAATTACGATTCCCATATAGTGAGATGCCTTACGCCCTCGACCTTGCAAGGGCAGACGAAAGGGATAACAAGGTAAATACCATAATACCACTGCTAAATGAAATTCATGCTGAACTGGCTAAGTCTAATTTGCCTGCTGAACAATATCAGTTAATAAGCGCAATGATTATTGATGTAAAGCAGTTGGTTAAACCGACTATTCCACACCACCTAAACAATAACCTTTAAATAATAACAACGTGGATAACTCTGATAGCTGGGAAAGATGCGGTAAATGTGGCGGCAGACTTGACGGTGTACTTGGATTATGTATTGGCGAATGTTTGCCAAAAAAAGTAAGTAAGCCTAAAGAACTAATACCTGCACCCCAAACCCTATGGACACCCATAACAAGCGAAGCATCGTTACCAAAGGATGATGAGGCGTTGTGTGTATTAGCAAGATATACCAGTAAGGGTGAATTAAGAACTACGCCAGCAGAAAAATTTGGGCTTTTAAAAAGTATGTTCCCAATGGACGAATTTCAATTTTACACAATATTACAGCCACCAGTAAAATAAATTTTGAAGTTCTAAATAATTATTACTAAGTTTGTATCAGCTAAATACCTTTTTAATGTTATCATATTTTAAATCATTTCATTTTAAATAACGGTTTGTCCCCGGCTGCTCCTTATGTTACCGTTTCGGTATTCATTATAAAAGGGTTTAGCCGCAGTCGGGGACGGACTTTTTTATTTTATGAATTACGCAGACCAACTTAAAAGCCCTTTGTGGCAAAAAAAACGTCTTGAAATACTTGAAAGAGATAAGTTTACTTGTCAGATTTGCTTAGATACTGAAACACAGCTACATATACACCACCAATCTTACGACAATACTTATCAGACAAAAGCGTGGGAATACCCTAATCACGTATATAAAACATTATGTTCAGATTGCCATAAAGCTATTACCGACCATTTACAAGAGTATGGTAACGATAAAGAGTTTAATGTTTTAAAAGTTAAAAATAACGGGATTAAATCATTATTTATTTATACAAATGGGAGGTTAATAATTTCTTCATCCGAAGGTAATACAGTAAGAATAGGTGAATCCACTTGTATAGATGCTGTACAATTCCTAATAAACAACTGGTTAAAAAATGGCTAAAGACACCTATTATTTCAGTCACGATTATAATGCAAGGAATGATGAAAAAATACTTGAATTAAGAGTTAAGTATGGTGCGGAGGGGTATGGGTTATTTTGGATGTTGGTAGAAACAATGGCTGAAAATGAAAATGGGGGGGCTAAAGCATCCCTAATAGGGGGGCTATCGCTTGGCTATGGTGTGGCTAAAGAAAAACTATTAGAATTTATAAATTATTGCGTTTCTATTGAATTATTTTTTGAAGAAGATGGTTTTATTTTTAGCAGAAGAATGAAGAAGCATAAAGACTTTAGATTGACACTTAGTGAGAAAGGTAAAGAAGGGGCTAAAAAAAGATGGGGTAGCGATAGCCCCCCTATAGCCAACCCAATGCAAAGGAAAGGAAAGGAAAGGAAAGGAAATTTTAATACAATGCCGATAGTTGCTGATTTTAATGGTTTACCAGAAGTTAAAGTAGGGTCTGCTATACAGCTTCTAAAAATAACAAAGCAAGTTGATGTGTCTAATGAAGATGTTACGGGGTTATGGGAAGTTTTTAAAGAGCAGTCATTAACAGGTAAAAAATATTATTCAGATGAAGATGCGGTTTATAGCCACTTCATAAATTGGGTTAAGGATAAGAGGTTTACAGCTAAACAGATTATTATTGATAACGATGGTAAAAAAAGGTTAAGCCCTAACGCTTTTGTATGATTTCAGAAAACAGTATAAACGAAATAAAAGCAAGTGTAGTTACCTATGATGTGGTAAGTTCATTTATTTCTCTAAAAAAGAAAGGGGCTGATTTTATTGCCTGTTGCCCATACCATACTGAAAAATCTCCTTCGTTTTCGGTATCACCAAGTAAAAATATTTATAAATGTTTTGGTTGTGGTAAGTCAGGTGACGGAATTACTTTTCTTATGGAACATGAAAAAATGGATTTTATTGATGCGTTAAAATGGATTGCAGCTAAAAATAATATTACTATTGAGGAAGTGGGGAATAGAAAACAAGTAACTAAACCAATACCACGTTTAGAAAAATTAAGCCCTGAAACTATTGATTGGTTTGAAAAGCATAGGGGAATATCAAATAATACCTTGTTGCGATTTGGGATTACGGAATGTATGGAATGGATGCCAAAAGCACAAGCATCTGTTAAGACTATTTGCTTTAACTACTTTAAAAATGAGCAATTAGTAAACATAAAGTACAGGGCAAAAAATAAGGATTTCAAATTAGTTAAAGATGCGGAATTGATATTTTATAATCTTGATGCCATAAAAGATGAAGATACTGTTTACATTACAGAAGGTGAAATAGACGCTATGTCATTGTATGAAATTGGAGTTTATAATGTTGTGTCTGTTCCCAACGGGGCTGCTGTTTCAGGTACTCAAAAATTAGAGTATTTAGATAATTGCTACAAATATTTTACAGCAAAAACAAAGATTGTGTTAATGGTTGATAATGATGTGGCAGGAATGAAATTAAGGGATGAATTGGCAAGAAGGTTAGGGTATTCAAAATGTTGGGTTGTAACGTATTTTAATGGCTGTAAAGACGCTAATGAAGTTTTAGTTAAACACGGTAAGGCTGCTTTAGCAAGTATGATTGAGCAGGCTAAAATGTACCCATTAGAGGGAGAGATTACAATGGATGATATGTATGAAACGGTTGTTGATTTTTATGATAAGGGATACCCATTAGGTGCAGCATCAGGTGTGTCAGCATCGTTTGATGAATTACTTACTTTTTATCCGGGGCAATTGACTATTATTACAGGAATACCGGGGAGTGGTAAAAGTGAATTTGTTGATTGGTTAATGGCTTCTATATCAAAAAAACATGGTTGGGATTGGGGTATATGTAGCTTTGAGTGTGACCCACCTTTTCATGTAACAAAGCTGGCTGAAAAATATACAGATAAATCATTTGGATTTAGAAAGAATATAGACCAAAGAATGAGTAAAGATGAATTTGAAGATGCTATTGGCTTTGTAGATAAGTACTTTCATTTTATGAATTTAAGTCTTGTAGATATTTCTATTGAGGGGCTTATTGCAAAAGCAGAGGAGTTTGTTTTACGGTATGGTATAAAAGGCTTTTTATTTGACCCGTGGAATTGTATAGAACCAAAATCAGAAGGGGAAGATAACACCAGTATAATTTTACAAAGGTTGAATAAATTAATTGCTTTTTTAGACAAGTACAAAGTGCATGGGTTTTTAATTGCCCACCCAACAAAACTTAGAAAAGATGTACAGACAAAAAAATACGAAATACCTAACCTTTACAGCATTAGTGGCTCTGCTCATTTTTTCAATAGAACGCATAACGGAATGAGTATTTATAGGGACTTTGAAACTAATCAAGTAGATGTATATGTTCAAAAAGTAAAATGGAGTTGGTTAGGTAAATTGGGTTATTGTAGCTATAATTTTGATACCTACACAAGAAAGTATATCCCAATTTAAAAAGCCCACTACTAAGAATAGTAACGGGCTTACCTTATCAAATCCTTATGAAAAAAAAACTACAAGGAATAAAGTTAATAAAATATTTTTTAAAATACTTGCAGAATTAATTTATTTGTTTTACTTTTGATTTAACGTTCAGGGCTTGCCTAAGATTATCAATAATAGGTGAATTAAGTGTGTTTTTTTATACAAGTTTACTTGGGAAATAACAGCCTATTATGGTAGCATGGTTGGACATTTTGTTTTTTCAATTGTCCTCGAAGTCGGGACTGGCATAAACTTTTTAAAATACAAGGGGCGGTTTCTACCACCCCTTCTTAATTTTAAGTATGACAGATGAGCTATATAATAAGTGTATCCAATTTTCAAAAAAAAATTGCTTTTCATCTTGGTATTCAGTAGATGTTGTGCATGATTTAATTTTAGAAAAAGGGGATACAATAAACGAATTAAACTATAAGGGCTTAATATTAACAGCAATAAGGAATTTTAATATTAGTAATGGAGCATTATGCTTAACAATAAGTGGGGGGCACAGCAAGAAAGTGTCCACTGGGATATGTTGTAAAAAATGTGGGGATAATTTACCAAATTCTGAATTTAGGACAACAAAAAATAAGCACACAGGCAAGATAGATACAAGAAACACTTGTAAACAATGTGAAAATAAGCAACGAAATAAAAGATACCACGAAAAAGAAAAAGCAAATATAGATTATAAGCATAGGCTTTACTTGCAGCAAAAAGAATACAAATCAAAAAATAAAGAACGTAAAAAAATAGAAAATAGAAAATACTACTTAAATAAAAAGTCAAACAAGAACTCCCCACCTATTACTACGTAAATACAGTTATTAAAAAATAAATTTTGAAATAACAGAAAAGGATATTACTTTTGATTTCAAGTAGCATTACTAAGTTTTAAAAATAAACTTCCAGAACAAATGAAATTATCTATTATTAAATCAGTCTT